CGGACCAAAGAAAGCCGAAGCGATACTTGGCTCCAGACCGCACTGGGGCGCCGTCGAGAAAGCCTACATCGACGCAGGACTGACCAGGGACGACGCCATCCAACAGGCGCGCCTTGCTCGCATCTTGCGTTGGTCTGACTGGTCCGAAGGAGGGCCAAAGCTATGGACACCATGAGACACGAAGCCTTCATGCAAGCGAAGGCGGCTGAAGATACCAGCCACCCCCTCACCAAACAGCCGGACATGGTGAACCGGCCACCCCACTATCAACATGCACATCTAGAGACGATCGATGCCATCCACGCTGCGACCGGCGAGGGCTTCCAGTATCACCTGCAGGGCACAATCCTGAAGTACCTGTTCAGATACCGACACAAGGACAACCCCCTGCAGGACCTGCAGAAGGCGCGCTGGTATCTCGATCGCCTGATCGAGGAGTACGAATGACCTTCCGTAACCAATTCGCTGAAGACATCTTCAACCTGAAATACCGACACGAGGGCTGTGAGACCTGGCCTGACCTGTGTCGGACACTTGTCCATGAGGTCTGCGATGGGCTGATGCCCAAAGACGAGGTCGAGGACCTGATCCACTACATGGCCGACATGAAGTTCCTGCCTGGTGGTCGCTACATCTACTATGCCGGCCGTGATCCAGAGACTAGGTATTACAACAACTGCTTCCTCCTCAAAGCTGAAAACGACAATCGTGAGGACTGGGCCAAGGTCGCACAGAAGGCCACCAGCGCCTTAATGTCCGGTGGCGGTATTGGTGTGGACTACAGCGTCTATCGCCCGTCTGGCAGCCACCTGAAGCGAACAGGCGGCAAGGCTAGCGGTCCGCTGCCCATGATGGAACTGGTCAACGGAATAGGCCGGTCGGTCATGCAAGGTGGGTCGCGGAGGTCGGCAATCTATGCGTCACTCCACTGGGAGCATGGCGACGTCAAAGACTTCCTGAAGATGAAGAATTGGTACGACCAGAAGGTCGGCGACACCAGCATCGGCAAGCTGAAGGAAGCTGACTTCAACTTCCGGGCGCCGATGGACTTCACCAACATCTCCGTCAACTACGACACCGCCTGGCAAAACCAGTATTGGGAAGCCGGCGAGGTCGGTGAGGTGTTCAAGGAGAATGTCCGCCAGGCCCTGTCGACGTCAGAGCCGGGCTTCAGCTTCAACTACATGAAAGACGACGAGACACTCAGGAACGCCTGTACTGAGGTCACCAGCGCCGACCCAGACGATGTCTGCAACCTTGGCTCTGTAAACATGAGCCGCATCGGCAGCATCACCGAGTTCGCCAACGTCGTCACCCTAGCAACCAAGTTCCTCTTGTGTGGAACCATCAGGGGCAAGGTGCCCTACGAGGCTATCGAAAGGACCAGGGAAAAGAACCGACGCCTGGGCCTCGGACTGATGGGTATGCACGAGTGGCTAATTCAAAGAGGAGAACGCTATGAAGTTACCGATGAACTTCATCAGTGGCTGTACGTCTACAAAACGGTTAGCGATGCTACCAGTCGATCTTTCGCTGATCAGTGTTCAGTTAGTCGTCCTGTCGCTAACAGGGCCATTGCTCCTACTGGCTCTATTGGCATCCTGGCTGGCACGAGTACGGGGGTCGAACCGATCTTTGCTGTCGCCTATAAGCGGCGTTATCTGCGAGGCGGTGATCGATGGCATTACCAGTACGTTGTGGACAGTGCCGCGCAAGAGCTGATCGACCGCTATGAGGCCGACCCCGACAAGATCGAATCAGCCCTAGACCTAGCAGCTGACCCTGAACGCCGGATCAAGTTCCAGGCTGACGTCCAGGATTATGTCGACATGAGTATCTCATCGACCATCAACCTGCCGGCGTGGGGCAGCGACCTCAACAACGAGGACACTGTCGAACCGTTCGCTGACATGCTGGCACGCTACGCACACCGGCTGCGCGGGTTCACCTGTTATGCCGATGGTAGTCGCGGGGGCCAGCCCTTGACGGCTGTCCCGTACAGCGAGGCTTCGAACCGACAAGGTGAGGAATTAGTGGAGACACATGACATCTGTGACATCACCGGTCATGGAGGTAGCTGTGGAACCTGATGATCATACTCCGATCTGCTGTGGTCAGCCGATGACGAAGGAGGACGAATTGTTCCGTTCTTGTCCGCAATGTGGAGGTGAGGCGGTGTGGGATTATGACGATTGGCAATATGATTGCCCTAATTCATCCGACTGGCATCCGCCCCGTGGACCGTGACAACAGAAAACCCTCGAGGGAAACCTCGGGGGTTTTTTTTAGTCGTCGTTTTTCTGGTCTCGATAAGCGTCCCACAAAAGAAAAAACACGAAAGGCATAAATACGACAGCAAGGGACAAATAGCCCAACACCAAAGAAACAAATATTGAAACTAAATATGAAAACGGTTGGTCATCTATTAGTTCGTTCCCTGCAATTACAATTAAAATGACGATAGACCAAGCCAAGGCAATCGGGTGAAATTCCCTAAAGGCAATGTCAACAATGCGAACCAATAGTTTTTTCATATTTAATTAATATCAAATTGCATAAACATTAGACGTACAAATTGTGAACATAAAAAAAGAGGCGCAGGTTGCCCCGCGCCCCTTTTGAAAAACACTGTCGTGTTCCTCTCACAGTTCAATATATGGACGTCATGTTTACTTATGTAAACTTTTAATTCCCATAAAATCACAAAAAGTCCCAAGAAATCCTATAGCATCTCATTGCGTATTCTTTGTGCATTTTGAGTGCGTTTTGATGTCTCTAGGGCCATTGTACCACCTTAGAAGAGGAGGTCGTAAGAGAACTATCGTCCTTCCTCCAACGACTAATCTAAAAACAACATGTAGTTTTCTATAGTTGTTTTTTTGTCGGTCACACTTGTGGCCCACTTGATTAACGCTGGTCAACACTGGTCGGCGAAAGGGGCAGCATCAGTCCCGATTTCCCACGAAGACAAAATGACCCTCACCAACAATTTTCTGTTTGACCCAATGGCCAATGTCTAGGGGAGGGGAGGTCGGTGCAGACAGGAGACATCACAGCCCCTCGACTATCGAGTCAACTCAACGACTTAGTCGATCGCTGTCGCCGCAGCGGGTCCCATCCGCCGCCGATCGAGACCCCAGTGGGTCAAAATCAGGTCGATTTCCAAAATCGAGGTAAAGGTCGGCTTGTTGTTATTTTATTCAGGCTTTGTCGATGAGAGGACGGCCACAGAAAAACGAGGTATTTTCCCATGCCGGTCGAAACGACAACCTACATCTCCGGGCTTAACAGTAATAATCCCGTGTCAACCGATCCAGTCTCCAGCTCAGATGATCATTTAAGGCTAACGAAAGCCACACTGCTGGCCACGTTCCCGAATATCACAGGGGCGATGAACGCCACGCACACCGAACTCAATACGGTCGCAGACGGCGGCACCGCAGCCACCTCGACCACTCTGGTTGGCGCTGACCGGTTCGTGGTCAACGACGATGGCACGATGGTTCAGGTCGCCTTGTCGGACCTTCTGACCTACCTCGACACCGCGCTGACCAGCGCAGGAGCCTTGGCCTCAATTCAGGGCCTCACATACCCAGACGAAGACGGCACTGCAGGTCAATTCCTGTCGACAGACGGCAACGGAACCCTGTCCTTTGGTTCCCAAACAGACTTCGCTATGCCACCCGGCCTCGTGTTCCCATTCGCTGGGACCACAGCCCCCACAGGCTACCAGCTGTGCGACGGCAGCGACCTCAACACCTACGACTACAGCACACTCCACGCCGTCATCTCCGATACCTATGGCGGTACAGCATACGAGGCAGGTGTCACAGACCAGTCTGGCGTCACCACGACCTTCAAGGTTCCTGACCTTCGGGGCCGAGTGGTTGCAGGTAAAGGAAGTGGGTCGGTTATCGACTCCTCGATCCTCGACCAAGACACCCTCGGTGACACAGGTGGCGCGGGTCAGATCACGCTGACCAAGGAAGAGACCGCAATCCCAGCGCACGGTCACGGTCTGTCAGGCGGTATCACTACAGTGACTTCGGGTGGGAACAGTGGGCAGACAGCCGTCTACATAGCCAGCTTCACAACTGACGGCGGTAGCCAAGGTGCTGGCACAGTGTCTGCTGGCAACACCAACTTCGACAACTTCGCCGTCGATAACAACGCAGGGGCAGACGCCACAGTTGCTCACGACAACGTCCAGCCAACGATGATCCTGA